GCTCCGATCTTCATTGGGACAGGATTTGACACGCTTCCCACGGTGTAACCTGACGGAATAACCGCCAGAATGCTCATGATTAGCTTCTCGATATTGTCGAGAGCCGATGCGTTGGAGTACATAGCAACTCCGACGGTAATGACAAGATTGACTCGAACTCGGGTTGATGTGCCGATGAGATTGGCTTCAAGGTAGGGAGTGTTAGGCACGACCGCCGCAAATGGCACGATTGGTGCTTCGGGTACGGAGTCATAAGTGTTTGCAGCTACGCCAGCAATTGCTGTCTTAATTGCGCCTCTTACATTAACCGCGATTGATGAAGCCGTCATGCCAGCATCGCTCCGGTATCCAAAGACTTGCCGAGAATGCCAATGACACGATTGAGAAGTGAGCGACCCATGCGATACGGCGTAACTTGAAAATCAACGCCTTCAATTTGTCCGCCCGCAGCTGTAATTGATTGGAAGACTTCTACAGAGACGACGATGATTGCTTCGTACACGGCTGGATTGCTTGCGTAGATTGTCGCTGCATCGTAGCCGGAAAGATAAGTGACGCCATGAGGAATGACCGCATTCATGGAAATATCCGCGTTTGTTTTCGCGTATGAGAACTCGTATTGACCGCCTACAGCTGTGACTGTGTAAGTGCCATTGAATGTCGCGTCCACGCTTGAGACGACAACACTTGATCCCACGATGTAATTGTGTGGAGTGTTTGTTGTCAATGTGGCGACATTTGAAGCGATGCGGCGATCTGTAACCGCTGAAGAATATGAGACGAGAAGCGGCAAAATGACAAGCTCGCTTGTGTCGATAATCTTTTGAAGATATGCGTCATTGTAGAGAGAAGAGCTCACGCCTAACACCGAACGAAGTTCGGACGGAGTGACAAGTGACATGAGCTCTTCCCTTTCTACTGCTGAGGCGACTCGGGAGCGAACCGCCTCATGATTAATGTGTCGTGATTACGACTTGTTTACGCCGAACGCGCCAGCTGCAATCTTTGTCGCGACTGCGCCAAATGAGTACACGCCGACTGTGATGCTTCCGTCCGCTGTTGATTCAGCACGAAGCTGATACGAAGGTGACTCGTACCATGTGTACGCGTCTGGGTTGATGATCATGATTGAATCATCTGTGTCTGTTGTTGCAGCTGTATTTGCTGTGACATAGAGATCAAGACCTGCAACACGACCGCGAAGTGATGTTGGAGTTGCGAGACCCGGCTGATTGAATGGGTTTGTTACTTCGTTGTAGATAGGGCGTCCGCTGTCGTTGAGTGACATCAAGTTGCTCCATTGTGAAGTATTCACCAAGATGTTGCGAGCAAATGGATTTGCAAGTCCAGCTGTTGCAGCATAGACAGATGCAGCACCGCGACCAATAAAGGCGAGAAGCTCTGCAGCTGTTGGGTATGTTGTGATTCCTGTGCCGTCTGCTGTTGCACCAGCTACAAGAACGCTGTTTGTGTAAGTGTCCTGTTGCTTAGCCATCGCCGCGACCATATTTGAAAGAAGCTCGTTGAAGAACAACGGACTTGTGCGCTGGAGCAATTCAACTGAAAACTTTTGCTGACCGGCGAACTTCTTCACATCGACTGATACAAATGCAGAGTTCTGATCTGTATTTGTGAATTCTCCATCTTCAGCAATTGTGCCTACTGCGGGCGCAACTGTAATTTTTGGGATTTCGAAGGTCATGCCCGCGTCCGGTAAAGTACCGCGAGAGATTGCATCGATTGATGGACGGACAGTTGTTGAAAGTCCGTTGATTACTTCGCTTAGCTGACGAGTTGGTACAAGACCAGCGTTGTCTGTTGTGTTGTCAGCTGCAAGGACATACTGACGCGCATTTTCGTCGCCCATCGCTGCCATGATCTTGTTTTCAAGATACTTTGCAGCTGTGAGCTCGATGCGTGGCTTTGAGTAAGCGACAGACTTTGCTGACGCTGTTACTGACTGTGCGGCTTCTACCGTCTCGACGGTGTCCGCGTTTGTGACGGTGTTTTCCACTTCGTCTCCTTCTGTTGTTGGTGTTTCTTCTGTATCCGGTGCGGATTCAGAATCTTCTTCGCCTTCGGTCGCTGCTACTTCAGCAACGCGGGCTGATCGAACTGCCGGCTCTGATACAAGCGCGACGCCTGTGAGCTCTCCTGCTAAGACGCGCATTGTGCCGTTCTTTTCATTGATGTAATCATCGACAGCGAGTTCAATTGAGAAGCCATCGCGAAGACCTTCAGACGCTTCCACAAGAGCATCGTTGCCCGCTGTTGTGTTTGCGACCTTAAAGGTTGCATTGATGCTCATCTGATCTTCAGACAAAGAAATCGAAAGTGGCTTTCCAATTCTGCGAGTGCGATCGTGCTCAAGATTGAGCAATACATCTTTTGGCTCGATTGAGCCTTTTGCAAATACGACTTTGCCGGTTGATGCGTTTGCAGCTTCTTCAAATGCCACGATGCGTCCGGTGATTGTGCGCGACTCTGAATCTGCCGCTGTGATTGTCATTGGTGTCGTTAGCTTCATCCGATTATGTCTTCCTCTTCTTGAATCTGCTCGATGCTCATCGCACCGATGCGGTTGAGAATTTCGTACACTTGCGCTCTTTCGTAAGGATTGCCGCGCAAGAAATCATCAAGGTCGTAACGAATGTACTGTGAAGCCGGAGTGAAATCGGTGAGCGATAAACGCTGCTCAATGATTGTCAAAATTGGACGAATTGAGAAATCAATCAAATCACGACGCTGATTGACAGCATTTGAATATGTCATCGATGACGGATCAGCTGAAGCGAACCAAGCTGGCAAGCCAATTGCACGACAAAGTTCGAGCGCAAGATATTGACGCGCCTCGTTCATCTGAAGATTCTTCGGATCGTATCCAATTGTGTCCATCTTGATGTCTGCGTTTAAGAATGTGACAGCCTTTGAAGCTTTATTCTTGAAAGCATTGATCAATGTGGCGACACGATCTTTTGGAAGCTGTACGCCGTTGCTTGACAAGACAATTTGTGGAATTGGATTCAAAGCAAAATCGTATGCAGCCTTTTCAAGTGCGTGAGCTGCGCGGACTGTACGACCAGCGCGATTCAAAAGTCCTTCTTGCATATTGCCAAAGACAACAAGATTCGATGGATCAATCGAGTATCCATCAATACGATACGCATCGATTTCCGTGCCGAGTCCGTTTGTTAATACTTCCACGCGCTCCGGTGCAATTCGCTCCATCGATTGAATGCGTCCGGTGTCTGCATATCTTGAAAGTACACGGGCATACGCAGCCGGACGGAAAAGTAAATCTTCAGCAATCCACGCCCAAAATTCTGCGCCGGTGATTCGTGGATCTGGCTGATTGATTACGCGAAAAGATGCAACAGTTTCATTTGTTTCTTTGACTTTTGTTTCCAATGGCAACGAAGCCACAGTCGAGCAAATGATTCCGCGAGCGCGAGCGATTACAGGGACGCCCATCGCTTCGGATCGTGTAGCACTTTGTCCATACGCAAAATATGGAGCTCCGAGAGCATCAATTGAATTTACAGGCGCGAGAGAAGCATCGACATGAGCTTCAGCCTTGATTGGCTGTGGAGCTGTGACAAATAGATCGAAAAATCCCATGCGCCAATTTTAGAGATCCGATACAGCTAACCGATCATGATGTCAAGATCCGTCTCTGGGCGTGTCGCGTAGTGTGTGACAAGCGCAGATGCAACCGTCGCGCAGACAGTCGATTGAGAAGCTCTCCGCCCGATAGTCCAGCCACCATCGCCGAACGGCAACCGCGCCGCAGAGAGAATCTGTTTCGTAAGTTCGGCTTGATTCCCGTGTCTCAATCGCTTCGATGTTATTGCTCCCAAAAGTTCGTCGCAGGATTGACCGTAAAGAGCCCCGTCTATATCGGCGATTGGGATTCCGGCTGGCTGAAGTCTAGCGGCAATCGCGCTTGAAGTTCGGCGGCTGTACGCGATGACTTCCACCGGATATTCTTGAAAGTGCTCGGCGATGTCATTGGCGATTGCTTTATCGTCCAGCGAAATGGGATTGTGCCATGTACGCAAGAGCTTGACGAAAAATTCCCCTTCCGAAATTTGCTGTGCAAGTACGAGAGCTGCGTCTCTTCGATCCGGTGAACAATCGAGCCCGAACCACACAGTCTTCTCACAATCGACTTCGAAATCATCCAATCCGCATTCTGCCCACTCGCCAGCGGGAATTGCGCTTGAGATTGTCTGAACCCAGCGACAAAGAACTTCGGTACGGACTACATCCGGCGGGTCATTCATGACGGCTCGAAGATTGTCGATGTGTACGGTGTGACCGAGTGCCGGATTTGCTTTCGCAGCTCCCGCCCAGAATTTCGGGGAATCGTCTATCTTGTCGTAATCACTTGACCATTCAAAATATCCAATATCGTCGGACGAGCCACCGGCTGCGCCGATTCCACGCTCACGAATTTGATTCAAAACCAGACTGTGCTGATCACCCGCATTCGAATAGCTCCATAATTGAGGATTTTCCGCCGCCATCATGGTGTATCGAAGAGAAGCCCATGTGGATTCATCCTTGAGCTCTCGCGTCTCATCGATGTGGACTGTCGATGGCTTTGAGATACCACGCGCCGCGCTTGCGCCAGCCTTGACCATGTATCGACCGCCGCCATGCTCTGCCAGTAGTTCAATTTCTTCCGAGCCATGAGCCCAGCGGATGCGCTTAACCCTTCGAGCCAATTCGTCTTTCGATTCGATTGTCTGTACAAGATCGCGGAATGTCTCAAGAGAAGTCGTGAGCCGGTGAGCTGTACCGATTTGCAGCTTGTCGCCCCATTCAAAAAGCCCCATGAGAATGCGTTGCTTCATGAAAGTCGTCTTTCCTTGCTGGCGAGCAACGACCAATTGGACGAGCGGATGTAGCCATCTTCCGTCTGGCTTGATTCGGTGAGCCTCAAGCGCAAGCCATTCTTGCCACGGCATGAGCGGGAATCCGATGGAATTGCTGAAGTCAATGAGCTCTTGTCCACGCGTAGCAAGCTCCGGACGCAATCTTGAATGGATTCTCGGCGTAGTTGATCCATAAAGCGGCTCTGGAGTAGTCTCCAAAACCTGTGTGAGCCGATTTGAGCCTATCGAGACCACATTGTCCATGTCTGTACCTTCTTGAGCCATCTCAATGCCTTCTTGATTCGTTTGGTGGTGAAATAGAACCGCGGGAGAGATGGGCGGTGGAATCGCTTGAAGAAAAAAGACCCGCCTTTCGTAAGACGAACTCATCTGGCATCTTATCTTGTTTCGAGAAGTTGCATTTCTTACATGCAGCGACAAGATTCTCTGGATCATCGCTTCCGCCTTTGGCAACCGGAATGATGTGATCCACAGTTGTGGCATCCATTCCGCACCAATAGCATTCGCGTCCATCTCTGTTCAAGATACGCAAGCGAAGCTTCTTCCATTGAGTGCTGTTGGACTTACGCTGTGAATGTAGCGTCATCAGTAATGTCCCTTCTTCATATGGAATCTCCACGCATTACACATTGAACCATAACGAATTGTGATGTATTTGATTGAAGCATCGATTTGTCTGTATGGATCGAGAGTCCTGTAATGCTCTGAACGCATCTGTCCTAGTCCGTAATGGCTACCGTTGCGAGCCTTTGGATTCCATCTGGATTCTTTGTAAATGATTCTCTTAAAGCATTCATATTGCTTGTCATTGATTAGCCTTGAATGCGAATACAGCTTGTATTGATCTGCGTCTGTTGCTTGTGCGGGTTGCATCTGTATTGTTATCGATGCCGCTAAGACATAGAATCCGCCCAACAGCTTCAAAGTTCGCCCCGAGCGAACCGCGACAGCGGCTCGGAACGAGCTTGTGAAGCGTAGCATGCGAGTCAAATAGGTCGAGTTATCCACAGGATTTTGAGCGGGCTTACGGCGTGTTGTCCACAGGTTATCCACAGGGCTCATTTTAACGACTTTTCAATTATCTGAATTATTTCGCATTTTCCACCGTGAAGACAAGTCATACAACGATTATTAATTGTGCCACAATGCAATTCCACAATCTCTCTTAAAGCTGAAACAACCGGATCTGACACCATTCCGGCACAGTCCAATTTATCGATTTTATCTCTCAAGTTTTCATGTGTCATTGATGTCCCCATCCTTTACCCTTGAAATGAATTGGATTGGCTGTCCAGATTCTCGACATTGGAATCATGCAACCATCGCAATATGGATCACGCGCCAGTTGGTCGGAAATCGATCGAGTGACTGTCTTTGTCTTTCCGCACACTTCACATCGAAAGTCATATTCAGCCATGACAATGACATTTCACGACTCTTGCTCCACCTAGCACAATCACCCAATTTGCTCCCGTGCTGGCTTTGAGTTTCTTTGTCATTTCATCAACTTGAACCATTGGAATGTTCTGATCAAGCTGCAAAATGTAACTTCCAGTCCGCTTGATGTGCAGAGCTTCAGCTCCAACCACATTCACTTGAAATTCAATCTCTCGCTTTGGTAATTCTTTGGCTTTTCGTCTGAATATCATTTTGCGTCCTCTTTCTGATTGACTCCCATGACACCACAGCTCAAGCATTGAACCAATACCACGGCGTCACCCAACGGCACTTCATTTTCAAAGACTGCGTGATTTGTGACCTTCTTTTCAACCCTGCATTGGAAGCGTAGCTTCTCCATGGCTCGATCTCCTTAAATTCTCGATGGGATGTAGGTTGTACTGTTCAACCCAATATGTCGGTTGGTCGCGTCTGCGCCATTTCTTGTCTTTTGCTATGACAACCGGAATCCAGCCCTTGAGTACATAATTCGGACTCTTACCCGTCACCAGAATTGCAATATCGCTGTTCCGGTCGTTGTCGTAGATGATGAGACTGCCTTGATCGTATTTCGTCCATTTGACTTCGATGATTGAGCCCACATCTGCCGTGCGCTTAAATCGAGAATTGCGTGGATTAAAGTCCGCTATGCCAAAGTACTTCGCGACTGCGATTTCAGCTCCAACGGATTCGGCAATCTCGCAGATATAGTCATGGAATGACAAGTTCTTGTTATATCGCGAAACATGATCTGGCTTGCCTTCAATCTCTTCGACTCGTTCAATGGCTACTTTCGCAGCTGTCCATTCGTCCTCGTGCGAGATTTTCATTTTCACTTGCAAGCCTCACAAAGCCATATCAAAGCGAGACCGTCGCTCTTTACCATGTACCCGCCGGTCAATGGCTGCCATCGCTGGCACTTGTCGCACCAATCAATTTCGAGCGGCATCTGCTCGCGCAGCTCTGTCCCGTCCTCAAAGATTGTGATTGCTTCCCCGTTTGGCTTTTGGATATATAGCGCGCCCATTACACACGCTGCTTCCACTTGCCATCGCTACCGAGTACAAGCCAGATCGGTGAGCATTGGCTCGCCTTCGTCTTTTCGGTACACATGTACCCAGCCCATGCTTTGCCGTTCTTTTCGCCTTCTTTGAAGATCATGTGACCATGTGCGCAGATTGGTGATTCAGCTTGAATCTCTCCGCCCAGCTGTGACTGAATCTCTTCAACGGCTGTCTTTGCTGTTGTGAAGCCTTCTTCCCAAATTGGCTTTGACCACGGATCTTCTTCGACAAATGCTTTTGGCATTTCGTCCACGCGCTCCATATTTTCGCGGGTTGGCTTTTCATCTGACCCGAGCACTACCGAAGCGGCTCGACCGATTGCGCTTGAGACTGTGTCCTCGACATACCATCGCTTCATTTGTGCGTTGTAAGCCCCAACCATGCCGTGAGCGTAATCAATAGCCGCTGGCTTCTCGTCTTCGTATTTTCTGAAGATTTGGCACTCGATGAGAATGTATCCCTTTTCCGGCTGCCAATCGACGATGTGAGTCTCAATGCGATTTGTCGGATAAGTTGCATGGAGTCTTTGAACCTTTTGATTAACGGTCTCGTAATTGTCTAGGAATCCCATTTATTTGACCGCCTTGCGAGCTGCAATCTTGCCGCGAATAAATCCTTCGCGCTTGCCTTCCTTGAGTCCGGCTGTGTATCCGGCTGCGAATCCAACTAGGACGCCAATCAGCATCCACATAGCTACTTCCTGAATTGCGTACATCTTTGCTCCCGATCTAGAGAGCTACTGAACTTCGCTCCCTGCGTAAAGAGTGAAGCAAGAGTCCGACAAGGTCAAGATTCCCGTGTGTCTTTGGGCGTGTCGGCTGGCTCTTTTGGCTTGTCTTTGAGTCCGTTAGAAGCCAATACAGATCCCAGAGCACCGGTCAAGAACACGGTGAGTGTTGTCAATATGTCGATGAAAGCCTTGTCATTTGGAGCTTGAGCCCCGATGGGCTGTGTGACAAATATGAGCGCGTAAAGCATTCCCAGCACCGAAATAGCGAAGACCAAAGCAAGACAGACGCCGATGAAAACAATCAACCGCGCCTTGAGTTGTTCATTCGATAGGCGTCGATGTGGCTTTGTCATGGATGTCTTCTCCAAGTATGTCTTGAGTGCAGATTCCTTGAACATAACATTCTGGCGGATTGCATTCAGCTTTTTCCCAGTTCTCGTATAACTGACAGTCATATCTCGTCCAACCTTGATATTGACTACATCCAGACAGCCCCAGCAAAAGACCCGTCGCTAAGGCTGTCCGAAGTAGTTTCCGAATCACTTCCCCTTTGATCCGAAAGCTGTGTCGTTAGGGTTAAGCCAGCGAAGAATGACCGGCAAGACTGCCGCCAAGCCAGCCGAACCAATTGCCTTCAAGTCTGTGTTGCCGGACATGTACACGGCGATAGAAGCTGCCATGAATGAACGCGCCCATGATGCCGCGATTGCTTTGTACTGATTCACTTTTTCTTCTCCTTCTTGAGAATTGTCTTCTTTGGAGCTTCAACGGCTACGACAGGATATTCACCCTTGTACGGGACATATTTCGGACGACCAAAGCCGACAATCTCTTTTCCGATTGTTCGTGTCTTGACCATCACCATTCCGCCGTTTCGTTGATCGCCGCTTCCGGATGTATTGCCTTCGATGGTCACTATCGACTTTCCATCGATTGCCGCGACGATTCCCACATGCGAAATCCGGTCGATTCCGTCGTGTGGAAAGTCCATGAATGCAAGATCACCAATCACCGGTGTCTCGCTCCATCGTGAGATTTCTTTAAACTTGTGAGCTCCCACAGCTGTGGAGACAACCGAGTGAACCTTGACGCCAGCTTGTGCAAGTACCCAATTGCAGAATGAACCGCACCACGGTAGCCCATTGGCTTTTGTGAATTCGCCGTATTTCGTTAAATTGTCGCCTTCTTCGATTGTGCCGATTTCGGCTTTTGCAAGCTCGATAGCAAGCGCAGCTGTACCGTTAGGATAGTTCGATTGTGTGTTCGGCATTTGAACACTCCCATCTTTTTAGTTCGTTGAGAAGTAATTCTTCGTGACCGCATTTAGGCATTGGCGGAATGAAAGCATCATCGATTGCATCGTATGTGAATCCGATTCCTGCGAAGTTAAATCGAATGTTTGCATTGTATGAAGTCTTTATCCATGTACCGCCAAGATTGTCGATGAGCCATTGATAGCCTTCATCTCCATTTGGATCGTTATTGTCTCCAACCAATACCCGAATGACTTTGTTGTTTTCGTCTAGTTCAGCAAAATGAGACATTACTCCACCGCCGATTTCAAATAACGCACAATGACAATTCCTGATCCGCCCGCGTTACCGTTTGAAGATGTTGCGTTGCCTTGACCAGCACCACCGCCCGAACCTGTATTTGCAGCTCCGACTTGACCTGAAGCTGGATTGCCACCGTATCCGCCGCCGCCAGCTCCACCTTGACCGCCGTTGCGATAAACGCCACCCACGCCAGAGTTATTGCCACCGCCGCCGCCGCCGCCGGCGTAATAACCATAAACGCCCGTCGTTGTAGCTGTTGCCCATGATGAATAAGTTCCGACTCCGTCTCCACCGTCGCCAGCTGTGCCACCTGTACCGCCAGTTTTACCAACCGCGCCAGCACCGCCACCGCCCGAACCTGAAAAGCCTGAATATGTACCTGCTCCGCCTGTGTAACCCTGTCCCGATGTTGGTGATCCTGATGTGCCACCAAGCCATCCGCCACCGCCCGAGCTACCGCCAGCCAATCCGCTATATGTGCCGTCGGTACTTCCACCACCGCCGCCGCCCACGGCAGCCGTTAAAGCTCCGAGAGTTGAGTTTGTACCGTTTGTTCCAGCTGTTGAACCACTACTCGAACCAGCACCGCCACCACCGATTGTCACGCTTCGACTTGCTGCGTTTAAGGTTTGTGAAGATAGATACAAAAGACCACCTGCACCGCCGCCACCGCCAAGTCCCTGCGCACCACCGCCACCGCCGGCAATTATGAGAATGTCACAATTCAAAGGTGATCCAGTAACTTCAAGAGTGCCGTTGGAAGTAAATGTACGGTAATAATAAGTCGAATCAGATGCCAAAGTGCCACCCGTTACAACCGATTTTAAATGTCCCGAAATTTGGGAAGCATAGATTCCAAGAATTCCCATGACTATGCGAGATCGCCAATCACGGTGAATGTGTTGCTTCCGGTACAAATAATCGTGCAAGCTGAATAGCGGGCGCGAAGAATTGGCGCAGCTGCGGTTGCTCCGGTTGATGTAATCGTTACACCAGCACCGGCGACAAATGAAGTCAATCCAACTCCAATTGATTGCACATTGATTTGATTGCCAGTCGTAAAGACAGATGGTGGAATCGTCACAGTCACAGCTGAAGCGTTTGAAGTTGTGACAAGTTTCGCGCTGTCTGAAGCTACAAGAGTGTATGTCGTGCCAGTTTGTGCGTTAAATGAAAGTGTTGTGTCGTCCTGCTCGACCCATGTAAAGTCGAGATCTGTGCCGGACGCCTTTGAAAGTACTTGTCCGGTTGTGCCGCCCTTTAGATCGACGAAAGCGGTATCGATGTCCTGTCCTAGAGTCGCGATTGCTGTCGCGCCGTCTTTGACCAAATCCGTGGATTGAGGAATGTCCCATCCGTAGTTTGTTGTCGTTGTTGCCATTTCTTCTCCTTATGCGACGACGGTTGCGTTCAACCATTCAAGTGTAGGCTCAATTGTGTTCCAAGTCTCGACGACAGGCACATCCGTCCATCGGAATGCTTGAAGTGAATACGCCACCGGAGTCACATACAGCGAGACAGTTAGCGAATTGATGCCGGCTTGAAATTGCCAGCCTTCGACAAATCCTTGAAAGTTAGAGCCCATGTTCAAAGGTAAGTCGGTGATGTTCACGGGCATTCCCATAAATACGCCCAAAAGGTTGTCACGATCTGAATCGTCAATTTCTGGCGATCCGATGGGGAATGAAATTTGATTGAAGTTCGCTTGCGGGAATGCTCGGAGCGTCAAATAAAATTCGGCTTGAGCTGTGGCATCGCTGCCATTTTCTAAACTCGTCTGAATATCCTGCGCGAGAGTGCCGTACAAGGCAATCGATTCGGCAGATGAATCTGTGACTTGATCTCCGTTTTTGTAGGTTACTGTCACATAATTGCGGACATCGCCAGCGCGAACGGCTGTTTGAAGTCCGCTAGCAAAAGCGTCATTGGCTGAAAGATTGATGTATCCGTTTGCTGCAAGGTATTGAGTTCGGTGTGTACTGTCCGCGTAGCTAATTTGACCAGCTGAATTCTCATACAGATAACCGAGTCCGGAAGTAGCTAAAGCGGAGACCAGCGAATAAATGTCGGTTGTGTTAGCTGAACGAGCTGCGAGCTCATAATTGCCAGCATCGATTTCGCCAAGTCCGGAATTGTAAGCCTGATTCCAAGTGAGCGTTGGATCTACACTATTCCAAGTCTCCGCGGCTGGCACTTGATTCCAGCGAGAGAAAAGAGCTTGAGAAAGGATTTCTTCAATTTGTACTCCGTCTAAGTCTTTACTCAAGACGCCTTCGGTGAGCACCTTTGGAAGCCTTGCAAGAGCTCCCAGAGCCACGATTGAGATTGTTTGAGTCACTCCAATTGAGCCGCCAGATTGAACGCCCACAATCAAATCTGTAATTGAGCCGCCAAAAAGAGCAACGGGATCACCATTGGAATCGTCGATATAGATTGTCACGGCTGAATTGATGCCGGCTGTGATATTTGAATCGTCAAGATTTATGAGTGTGAGATTGCAATATCCGGCGATGGCTTGCGTGTAGATGTCTGTACGCCCAGAGCCGATTGTGAGATTTGCCAGCGTTACATTCTTGTACTCAACGCCATCGATGTCGATGCTCCATGTCGGAATCCATAGGCTCATGCGAAAGCGAACCGATTCGCGCCAAGAGTGCCACGGGCATTTGAGCGATTAAGTACATCGACGATTGTTCGGGCTGTACCTTCAGCGTCAATTGCGCCGTTCACGGTGATATTGATTGTCCCGCCGCCCATTCCGCCGTTCGGGACGATTGTGCCATTTGAGCTCGGGACGAACATTTCAGCACCCTGCTCGCCTACGACATAAGACTTTCCAGCTGTGACAGAGCCACCCGCTGCGCGGAAGCCACCGAATGCCGAATCGATAAGTCCAGCAATACCGCGCACGGCTGCGTTATTGCGTACAAGATTAATCATGGCTGTGATTTTGTCGATGACTTTGCCAATCCAGCCGAAAAGTGTTTGGAAGCCTCCAATGAGATCAGCGACGACATTGATGACAACTCCGAGAGCGATACCAATTCCCTGAATTGCTAACTTAAAGACTCCGCCCATGAATGGAGCAACATAGTCTCTTAGGAATTTGAAAAGAGCTTCAAAGTTGCCTTTGTTGTCCACAATGGCATTCTTGATTTGGTCAAAAGCAAATTTAAGACCTTCAAGGATTGGAATAAAGATTTTCTTTGCTGCGTCGATGTAAGTGCTAAATACAGATGTCAAGCCTTCTTTTCCACCAATGGAATCAATGAACCCTGCAACCGCTGGAATGACTGTGTTCACGACGGTGTCAATCATTGGCGTGATTGCGTCTAGGACAAATGATCCGATTGTCTCTTTGCCTTCATCGAATGCAACTTTGAGACGAGCCATCTTGCCGGCAAATGTATCCGCCTGAATTGAAGCCTGATTTGCAAAAGTGCTTGCAAGTTGCTTTGTGATTTCGTCCATCGACATCGTCTTGAGCTGTGCCGCTGTGAGTCCAACGCCTAGCTTTGCAAGAGAAGCTGTGTTGCCTTCTTGCGCCTTAGCCATCGCATTGGTGACGGCTTCGAGAGACTTACCCGATCCAGCCGATACATCGAGAGCGATTGACTGAAGTTTGAGAGCTGCGTCTGAATCTTTTGTGGCACGGACTAGGCGTTCAAAGCTCGGACGAAGTTCATCGTCGGTCTTTCCGGTAAGCAAGGAAGTCTGAAGAATTTGCTTCTCAACCGCTGCGATTTGAGCGTCTGTCGCTCCTGTAACATTTTGTAATGTAGTGGCGAGCTTTGCTTGAGCTTGCTCGTCGGCAATTGCAGACTCAACGCCTTGCTTGAGAAGTACGCCAGCGTAAGCGAGTGCAGCTGCGCCAGCAACGGCAAAAGCCGCGCCCGCCATCTTGCCGAACTTTCCAACCTTATCGCCAAAGCCTTGAACTTCAGCTTCCGCGCCTTTGACTCCACGCTTTAATTCATCAAAGTCCGCGTCGAAGGTAATCTTGACTTTTGGAATTCCCGCCATTAGTCGAGCCCTACCTTTCGAATGATTCCCTGAATTATATCGATGTACTCTTTTGCAACTATTGGCGTGTAATAATCAACCGCCGGATTGATCCAATATCCGCGCTTGTTACGAGCCGCCTTGAATCGGTTTGTGTAAGCTCGACCGATTGAGTCTGTGCCTTTACCAGATCCGTATTCTGTTCCCCAGAGAAGCGCACCAGCTGGCGCGGATTGCTGGCGAACCTTTGCGCCTTTGCCTGACTTCGATTGCTCTCCGCCGTACTTGCGACCAACCTTCTTTGAGCCGCCTACATCCACGCGGATGAGACGATCTCTTTTGGCTGTGATTGTTTGAGCAACTAGCTTCGTTTGTGGCGATGGAGCTGATTGGCTGAACATGAGAAGCTGACCCGCAAGTCTTTGAGATAGCGGATAGGCAGCATCACGAACTTCATTTTGTGTTTCTTTGTCCAGCAAGTTCAGAGTTTGAATCAGATTTTTGAGAGCTGCCGGCTCGACTTGAATGGCAAATGTCCCTTGCTTACTTGCCATTCCTTTTCTCCAAAATCTCGATTGCGGTGTATATCTGCTCCGCCGTTTCCCATTCTTTCATCGGTATCCCTGTCGCTAACGCCAGTTCAACGATGACGCGATTTAGGCTTCCGACGGCGTAGTTTTTGGGCTATCAGCTTCTTCAGATCGAATCTCGTCCACGGTATCGCACCAAATCTCGTATGGCTTAATAGGTTGTCCGGCAAGCTCTCTTTTCTTCGCGTTATACGCTAGGAATAGAAGATCATCAAGTCCGACATTTTCGCCGAGCTGTGTGACCTTCAAGCCTGTCTTTCTTTCCCACTTTACGAATTCCGGTGTCGAAGCCGTGAACGATTCCGATTCCCCTGAAAAGTATGTAATTGTGATTCCTGTTTTCATGCTCCCGATTTCCTATCTTTACGCGCTAAATGTCTCGGTAGGTGTACCGACGACCTGAAATGATAATGACACAGTTTGTGCGTCCGGTGCTGAACCGCCGACGGATGGGAATGTCGGCAAGATATTGCATGCGAATACTGCGCCAGTTACGGCTGTGAGTGATACTGCCAAAGTTGTGTTTGGTGCTGATTCTGTCGCTGTCCAAAGAGCCTCGCAGAGAGATCCGCTTGCGCCCCAGTCTGCGAGCATTTCAACATTGAGAGTCCATGAGTCGTCGATTGCCTTGTATGCGCGACCATCGAGAGTCTGATATGTCTCGATGACATGGTCTGCTTCAAGTGAGACTGTAGATGCTTGTGCATCGTAGCTTACGGTCGCGATCGTCAATGCGAGATCGCGTCCTGTGATGACGGTCGTTGCCATAATTGCTCCTAGTTAGTTTGTGTGTATTGTGTTGAAAGTTCGATCTCGGACATCAGAATTTCCGAAGCTCCGATCGGCATTGGG